TGTATGAAGATGAGGGGGCATTAAAAACGTTAGATATACCAATAAAATATCGAAAAGAAATGATTGCTGATTGGCGGGGAGCAGGAAGAGCCATAACTGGAAAAGATAATACAGAAAAATGGTATGAAATTAATAAAAATAAAATGCTATTACATAGAGATACAAGGAAATGGATTGAAGAGAATATTTAAGAAGGGTAATAAAAGTATGATAAAAGTTATACTATTAATAATATTTTGTTTAATTGGCTTTTTTTGCACACACTGGGCGAGAAGTGTCAACAATAAAATCCATGAACCGACAACCATAGCCTGTGAGGGCGGGATTTGCGAACCACCAGAGGAGTGGAAAGATGGAAGCGACTGATGAGAAGTATTTCGAGTGTCCCGTCTGTAGTTTTATCATATCGTTTAAGTTTGATTATGATAAGTATAAATATGTGTCTACCTGTCCATACTGCATGAACGTGATTGAGATGGATAAAGATGAATTTGAGATAGATGATGAGATTTATTTTGAAAAGGATTTTTAAAGGAGGAAATTATAGATAAAAAAAAGATAGCTAAAAAAGTTAAGTGTCCTATACATAGGTTGAAGAAGAAAGAGATACTTTGGTTATTCTCACATAAGTGTAAACACGGACATAATTATTTGGAACATTATAATTGTTATCTCCAAGAACACCCCGAAATTGATGAGAAGATAGGTTTTTTAGATATCGAAACATCTAACCTTGACGCTAACTGGGGAATCATTTTAAGCTACTGCATTAAACCACGAGGCGGGTCAGGGATATTAAAAGGGGTTATTAACAAAGAGGATATAAAGAAATATCATCACGACCAGACGGACAAAAGAATAGTCAAAGACTTAATAGTAGATATGTTGAAATTTGACAGATTAGTAGCCCACTACGGAAGAAAATTTGATTTACCATATATAAGGACAAGGGCGTTAATTATGGGGTTAGATTTCCCACATTTCGGCAGTATACAAAATGATGATACTTGGGTAATAGCAAGAAAGAAATTAAAACTTAATAATAATAGATTAGAAACAATAGACAGGGCTTTAAATGGTGAGAGTATTAAGACACATCTTACACCAAAGTATTGGATAGCAGGTGCAAGAGGGGATAAAAAAGCCCTTGCTTATATTTTAGATCACAACGAAAAAGATGTTATCGCTTTAGAAGATATATGGTTAAAACTGAATAAGTTTGTTAGCAAGACGAATTGTAGCATTTAATCATGGGGGAGAAAGGTTTCGTATGATGAGAACCCTTGCTTCTTGGAGTGGGGTGTCTGACCTGCTCGGCAAGATTTTCTTATTATCACTCGGGTTCGATTCCCGACTCCTCCACCATATTGCCTGACCTATCGGATAACTCACGTAGGTGGTAAGAAAGCCTGAGCTCTGAATTAGTCCATCAGGGCAAGATACCGTCGAGGGTAGAGTGGGAAGGTACACAGTAACCCAACAAGTCCCCTAAATACACCTGATGTTATGGGTTAGCGCTCTAAAATAAATCAGGAAAATATCGGAAAATGGTTTTTATAGGTCAGGCAATTATACGACTCCCCGATTAATTATATCGGTTAGGTAGTTTATATGACTACCTGTATATACCCGTTACGCCTCTTAACAATGCGCACCCTGACGGGTAAGCCTGTAACAAAAGGAATAATAGGTTATGGGTTACGTAACCATAGCTACCACAAAAAGCAGGCAAAAAGGTCCCGCCCCACTGAAAGAGATAACGTATCTCTCCGTTAAGGTAGGTGGGGCGGTCATAATCTACCAATGCGACATTTACCGAAAAAGCCGTAGTGTTCACTAATAAACATACATTTAGTATAACGTCAGCGTAGAAGTGATTGTCAGCATATTTGCCAACTCTCTTTCAAAGCGAATTACTGTAAATAACGACAAGGCGTTTACAAAGACACGCAAATGGGTTTACAAAGACGTTTAAGCACCTAAGGACAGACAATTGATGAAAATATATATTAAGGAGGTTATTTATGACAATTAGTATATATCTAATAAGATTATTAGTTGCATTCTTTTTCGGGGCTATTACATTAATTAATATTTTAGCAATATATTGTGGAATATCTGAAGGTTGGAGTAGTAGAGATATGTTCTTAACTTTAACAATGCACGTTTTAGCGGTTGTAATATTTTTAGCAAGTGGTTATCTATTATGGGTAATAAAATGACAATAACCATTCTTGATATCTGGCTCTCAAAGCTAAATTATGGCTGGTCGCTTGACGATGTGCCGAATGAGGAGATTAAAAATGAGTTACGAAGAATTATTAGATAAACTTGAGAACGGCACGCCTGCGGAAAAGAACGATGCAGAATTAACATTGCTTGGCAGACTATATTATTACGAAGGAGATTGAAAAATATGTTTATAAATGAAATCGGCGACAAGAAGCTAAAGAAGCCTTTAGAGGTAACGATTACCAAACAATACATAGCTGAAAATGAGGAGTTGGAAATATTCGGGCAGGGCGACACAGAAGAAGAAGCGGTTGAGGATTTAAAGTCAACTCTTTTAGATATATACGAAGATTTATTAACAGATGACGGGCCTGATAACAGTTATGGATATAAGAAGAAGTTTTTAGCGTATTTTGAGTAGCCGACGGGCTAAAATAATAGACATTTCAGTAAACTCTGAAAGTGGCTTATTCAGTGAAAGAGCTATTTAAAGCACGTTGGAGAATTAGTTGCTTCGCAGGGTAGACAGGGTTGTAGTAATGGTTGACTTCAACTGTAGTCAAGTTGAGCATACGAGGATTACTCGGTAGTTCACGATTAGGGTAATGATTAAGGACACGATTAGTAATGTTAATATAATGGAGTGAGATGATCCCCCCAACCCGGGCTGGACGGGAAATTCCAGCTTCATTTTTTCCTCCACCCCCTAAAAATGCAAGGGTTTTAGGGGGGTATTTTATTCCATACCCCCACAGGGTATAATTTACCTACGATTTTGCCTAAATGCTCGTTAATATTGCCAATAATACATAACTTTATACAAAGAAAATTCTCGCCTCACCACGCTAATCCTGGTGTATATATGGGGGTAAATTATGAAACCGTTGGTATATAAGGCTTACAGCGTGTAGCCTTACCCGTCTATAAAGTATTTGTAATTATTTTCCCATAAAAGAAGGATTTTCAATCCATCATGTAGTATTTTCTATATATACTATTAAATGAATATTGGGGGGCATGATATGACTTCTATAAAAAGAAATGATATACTCCATGTCTATTCGGTGGTAAAATTCCTTTACCGGGATTGTGATGTAACCATGACCAGGCTAAATAACATGGTTGACATAGGCATTGTAAAGATACACAAGGAAGGGTATATAATTGAAAAACACCGCGATAAATTAATCAAAAGCAACTATGAGCATCTTTTGAATTTCCTGAACGAACAGAATACGCTTCTGGAGAAGACGCATAAGAAGGTTTTAATGAGGGAAGGACATATTGATAGACTGCTTGAACCCCCGCAAATTAAAGAGAAAAATCCTTTATAAAAGATATTTTAAAATATTTTAAAATAAATGTTGACTTTTAATTTAGCATATGCTAATATAGGCTATGATTAAAAATATGCGTATCCAAGAATTAATAGAAGTGATAAAAAAGAATGGTTTCTCTAAAGCATTTGTGGCAAGAGAAACAAATTTAAGTTATTCACAAATCAATCGATATATAGCTGGGGAATCAGTCCCAAGGGGTTTAAATAATATCGAGAAGTTGGATAAGTTTATAACTGAACATAAGTAGATTTTTTGAGAAAAAAAATGTAAGAAAATTGTAAAAGCGTTGATGTTACGAGGTTTTTTTAAAAAGCAATAGCTATACATAAGATATATTATACTCATCTGCGTAGTCATAAGATAACGCAAAAGATATAAAAGACCTCTAACATCCAAAAAATGTTGGGGGTCTTTTTATTATGGTGTATAGCAATGAAGAATTTAAAGAATGGTTAAGGCTTGAAGAAGCAAAAAAGGCAAAAAAACGGATAATTGCTAAAAGAAAATTCGCCACATATATCAAAAAATATCAAACCGATAGATATAAAACTGACGATAAGTTTAGATTAGATAGAAATACAAGCCGTTCAATAAGGCGTTCTTTAAAGAATGCCGAAGAATTTAAAGAGAATCATTGGAAATTATTATTAGGCTATACCTTAAAGGAATTAAAAGAAAGACTAATATCTACAATCCCAAACTGTTGCACCTGGCAAGATTATATAAATGGGGAATTAGAGCTTGACCATATAAGACCTGTCAGATTTTTTAAGTATACCAATAAAAATGATGCTGAATTTAAGGTAAGCTGGGGATTAAAGAATTTAAGATTATTACCAAAAAAAATAAATAGAGTCAAAAGTGGAAGTTTGTATCTTTACAATAAAGCTGACTGTCTACCTTGTTTACGATAACGGTAGGCGGTTGGTTTTTTTTATTTTAATCATGCCTGCCCTGGGACTTCTCGGTGAACTCCTAATGAGGCTCTACTTCATTTTTTAGAGGACTCATTGGGTAGTTAGGTTCGATTCCTAACAGTCCTGTCGGGGCAGGCAGAATAAAAAGGAGGAAAGCATAGAAATGAAAACCTTAAAATTAAAAAACCTTTACACGGGAGGTTATAGAGTTAAAGAAGTGAAAAATGATTTTACAGTTAGAATAGGCCAAGTAATAAGTTTTAATGAGGACATTACTGATAGAGATTATAAATTATATAGGGTTATGGAAATATCAATAAAGGAGGTGTCTCACCATGACAAGGTTAAATCTTAACGCAAGCATTATCGCAGGCTTGCTGGTGTTCGGGTTCGCGGTGTTCTGCGTGATCAAGTTGCTGGGCTGGGTTAGGTTGCTGGGGTAGAAAAAATATGAAAGGAGGTGAAATTATGAAAATCAATCAAATCTATTATGAAGAGTTGAGGTCGTTTTGCATTAACGGAAAATGGTCGAATAGAAAATTTGGGATTGGGGCAAGTTTAGATGAAGAGAATGGAAAACTATCCGAACATCTTAATGATTTAAAGATAATAGTAAGGCGTGAATTAGATAGATTAGACAGAGAAGTAATTGGGAACGATTCAGATAAATATGAAAATGCAAAAGAATTTCTTATGGGTATAGCAGAAAATATAAAAAGAGAAGTTGAACTTATTGATAGTGGAATGCCATTTTAGAATAAAGGAGGCAACCAATGTTTCTTAACATAATTTTTTCATGGCTGGTAATAATGATAGCTGTAAATATCTACAGGGGTATACAGGAAAAATCTAATAAAGGGGGTAAGCCGATGAAGCAGAAGCACTTTAATGGGCGAATGTACTGGTAGAAGTAAAAAATTAAGTAAGGGGGAAAAATGAAAATGAATACTGAAAAAGCGATAGAGATTTTGAAAAAAATTAACGTAAAAAGTGTAAGTGGTTATGGAAATGCTTATATACCCAACAATAATAACATTGATGATATTATCGCCCTGCTTAAAACCAATCAAGAATTGGTTACTAAATTTTCAAGTGAAGGTGATGAATATCAGAAGAAATTAGACCAGATAGATTTATGGGCGATGGAGATACAAAGTTTAATTAAAAAAGTAAGGGGGAAAATTTAATGACGAAAGAAGAAAAATATCAAAAAGCAATAGAATGGTTAGAAAATGCTTCTTACAATTGTAACAATGTTGCCAAAATAGGAGTATCTTTAGTGCCAATGATAAAGAGCCAAATAGACAATGCTATTAAATATTTAAACGATGAAGACATTGAAGATGTTTGGTAAAAAATTAAGGAAGGAGGGAAATCTAATGACTAACGTAACTACTAAAAAGAAAGAAGAGAAAAAACAAGATAGCAAGGTAGTCGGCAAAATCCCGATTAATGATGACGTATTCAATCAGATAAAAATAAATATAGGGAGGGAAAAGAAAATGGTTAACACTGATGTATTCAAAACGACAATAGAAGAGGATTTGAAGGAAATTCAGAAATGCAAGATTGACATATTAATCCTGCAAAGACAAAATGAGGAGTCTTGTAAAAAGAACAATGATGAAATTACAAGACTAAACAATGAAATTACTTGTAGAGAGGAGGCATTAGAGCATAACTTATCTGCTTCAGGCGAACGGAAAATTGAGACTACTGCGGGCTGGTGTGCTTATCGGGCTATGCCGGATAAGTGGGAATATGATGATGATGAGATTATTGGATACTGTAAACTTAATAAACTACCCTATTATCATACCGTTGATGTAGCGGAAAGAATGAAACTAAAAACCGCAATTCTCACTCATCAAGAAGAATATATTCCCGGAGTTACCGTTACGCCGCAAGAGCCGAAATTCAACTACAAGCTGAACGGAGGGTTGTAGAGATGGACAGTAAAGAATTTGACGCAATGTGTAGAAAAGCAGGAGTAAAAAAAGGGGTTCTTTGCGATACGGTTTTTACGAGACAATTTAAAGAAGAGAAGGAACAAAAGACTATCCCGATTAACCCTGCTCGCTTCGACCAGATACTAAAGGGGATAGGCAGGCGTAAATTTGGCAAGGTAACAACAAAAGTAAAGGGGGCTATAAGATGACACCAAACCAATTGGCCCGTAAGCTGGCGAAGGGCAACGGTAAGACTGTAGAGGAATTGGAGGCAATTATCAGGCAGAGGAACAGGGATATCGAGATAGGCGGGTTCTACCGTGCCTTCGGGGTGAAGGTAACGAGTTACGAAAAGTATGAATGGGAAAAAGAAAATAATAAATTAAGGGGGGAATTTTAATGAGTGAAGTTAATAGCTTATCAATAATTGAGAATACCGACATGACGAGTTTTAAAGCGACCATGTCAAAAATAGGACAGTTTCAGAAATTAGTCAGGGAGAACCTGCAGGACGGCAAGGATTATGGCACGATACCTGGCACATCAAAGCCAACACTATATAAGCCCGGTGCCGAAAAGATACTCATGTTAATGGGGTTGCAGTCTACCTATGAGATCATAGACTCGACCCGTAACTGGGAAGTGGGATTTTTTCAGTATCAAGTCAGGTGTACGCTTAAAAAGGAAGATTCAATTATCACTCAGGGGTTAGGGGCTTGTAACAGCAAAGAGAATAAGTATGCTAAACAAAATCCATTTAACATTGATAACACCATATTGAAGATGGCCAAGAAACGTAGCCAGGTAGACGCTTCTCTTACCGTAGCAAGTTTAAGTGAAATCTTTACACAGGATTTAGAGGATACAGGGATAGGTGATGACGATGATCATGTTCAACGGAAAGCAACATCTTCTAATAATGACCTTGCCACACAGCCACAGATAGGACTAATTAAGGCACAAATTATAAGCAGTCACTTACTAACAGAAGGTGAATTAAAGAAGATATCCGGCTATCTTGAAAATGGACTCACCAAAGCAAAGGCAAGCGAGATTATTAGCTGGTGGTTAGGGGATAAAGACAAGTTGGTTATCGGTGAAAGGTTAAAGCGAGAAGCAAAAGAGAAGGAAGCCAAGCCTGTAAAAAAGACCACTAAAAAGAGTGGTACGGAGGATTTTATTAACGCAGAAGATATGCCCGACTAACTACACCTCCACAAAGCCGGGTAGCATATTCCCGGCTCGCTATCATATTTATTTTTATTTAGTTAGAAAAAAATTAAGGGGGTAAAGGAAATGGAAATGGAAATAAGAAAAGATTTTTGTGAAACTGATGGTTTTGTTGTAGGTAAAAGAGACAATATAAAAATAACATTAGATGAATTAGATATTGATTTAATTCGGAGAAAAGGTTTTACGACTGATACAGGATATGCCGGAGCGAAGATTACTATTATAGGAAAAATTTTAAAGGAGGTAACTTAAATGTCAGTTAAAGAGAATGATTACACCTGCGGAACGTGTAAGCACTACGATAGGGACAATGACTATTGCATGGCAAGTGGTAATCACGAAATTTATGAAGAGGACACTTGCGAATACTGGGAAGAGGACAAAGACGACCTGACCAAAGATGAACGTTATGACGGTGGTGTTATGAGTAACTTTGATAATGAAAATCCAAAGGAAGTAGAGGACTATATAAATGAAGGGAGGGAAATAGAGTGAAGAAAGCTGTTTTAAAAATAAAGAAAATCCATGATTGTATGGAATGCCCATATAGAAAATGGAGAAATATATCACATAGTTCAGAATGGTATTGTGAAATATGTTTGGAAATTATAACAGATGTTACAAATATTCCTTCTTGGTGTCCACTCGAAGATTTTAAGAAGGCCGACCATGAAAAACCTAACTAACTTTCTCGAATTAATAATTATAGTTTGCGTTGCCGTCATAATTGTATTGTCGGAAATGTTATATTTTGCAATGGATAGGGCGATTGAGAAAGTGCAGGAAGTGGCGGGGGAACTATAAAAGTTCTATAAAAAATATCGTTAGTTCTATAAAAAATATATTAGAAAGGAGGGAACTATGACCTACACTCAATTAGCACTACTCAGGCACTGCTTGGAGCAGGTAAAGGGTGGCAAGCTACCCGAAATCACCAATACGGAAAAAGTGGATTTGGATTATTTAGAGAACTACTACGATAACTTGATATCGAATATAGAGAAAGAAAAGAAGAGGAATAGCAAGGTAGAATGGCAGAATTTTGTAATGGTTGTTGAAGTTAATAAATAAGGAGGTAAAGAATAATGGAAGTTAAAGAAATAATTATGTTTTTGGAAAATACTCGGTACATTGGCAGAGATAATATGTCAGAGTATAAAGTTAAATATAATCAATGGATAGGAAAAACTATTGACCTACTCCTACAGGGAGAGGTTTATAGACAGATGATTGAGAAAATGAAAAAAAATAAATATGATGTTTGGGTTTCTTTACCTGGAAGTTTTACTAATCTGCCCGACTTTGTAAGAGATATCGAAAGGGAGGTAACTGGCGAATGAATGACTGCCATTCCATCATATTAAGCATCATCAAATCTTATGTAGGCGACAACAATAAGCGGACCCAGGCGGAGCTGACTCAAGAGTGTAATGATAAGGGCATGGATATCACCGAGAGAACTACCCGTATAATCCTGCGTGAGCTGATAGATGACGGCGCACCTATTATCAGCACCGCCGCCGGCGGGTATCACTGGTATGAGAATGAGGCGGAGAGGGTGAAGTGCTACAAGGAGCTACGGCATAAGGGGATAAGCATATTGTTGAGGGCGAGAAGGGTTAACCGCAATTGCCTGGCTGAGAAGGCCAGAAGGCGGCAATGGGAGCAGTTGAGCTTGGGGTTGGTGGGGTGAGGGATGACAAATAAAATTGATATTGTAAACAAAGCAATAATAGAGGCAAAACAACAATTAGAAAATAATGACCCATACCTTGCAAATTATATTTTACGAGATTTAGAGATTTTAAAGGAAGCAAAATTAGACGATTTATCTTGGGCTATGCACCGAGAAGGATGTTGTAAAAATGATGTTATTGGGTTAATCGAGTATATAGAGAGATATGTAAAGGAGATAGAAAGTTGATACCATTCCCAGATAAGAAATATCAGATAATCTATGCTGACCCGCCGTGGCAGTTTTCAAGCAAAGAATTACAAAAATACAATGGAAAAAGATTTACAAGCATGGATAAACATTATCCTACCCAACATAAAGACTGGATTAAAAATTTACCCATAAAGAACATTGCAGATAATAATTGTGCTTTGTTTTTATGGAGTACGGATGCACATATTAAAGAAGCCATTGAAGTAATGGAATCGTGGGGATTTAAGTATATAACAATAGTTTTTATATGGGAGAAGATAACAAAAACAGGAAAGACGGTTGCTAATCTCGGAGCATGGACAATGAAAAATTATGAAATATGCTTATTGGGAACAAGGGGTAAAATGCTTCAATATAAAAAAGCGAATAATATATATCAAAAAGTAAAAGCATTAAGAACAAAACATAGTAAAAAACCATCAGAAGTTAGGAATAGAATTGTTCAATTATTTGGCGATTTACTACGTATAGAATTATTTGCCAGACAGAAAACAGAGGGTTGGGATGTGTGGGGGAATGAAGTATAAACATTATTTTAGTGGAGGTATAAATGAGTAAAATTGATGGTGGTGCAACCCTTTGGGCAAGGCAAACCATAGACAGCGACATATTTTATAATAAACCTGATAAGTGGTTTAAGATATGGTTTTACTTAATTAATGAAGTCAATCACAAAGACAATAGGCAATTTAAGAGGGGTAGTTGCTTTATGAGATATGAGTGGATCATGGAAAAAACAAAGGCAAATAAAAATGAAATAGACCACTGCATAAGATGGCTAAAATCGGCGACAATGATTGCGACACGAAAAGCGACACGAGGTTTTACCTTAAACATATTAAATTACAACGGTTATCAGAGTTTAGAAAATTACAAAAGCGACACGAAAAGCGACAGCAAAAGCGAAATGAAAGCGAAACAAAAGCGAAATGAAAGCGACACTATAAACAAGAATGATAATAATGATAAGAATGAAATAATGAAGAAAGAGATATTGTCGAGCAAACTCGACCTTGAAGCACCTATCTTATATTTAAATGAAAAAGCAAAAAGAAAGTTTGATTCAAAATTATCTGCTAACCGTGATTTAGTTAAAGCAAGATATAACGAAGGAAGATCACTTGGTGATTTTAAGCAGGTTATTAATAAAAAAGTTTCGGATTGGTTAAGTGATGAAAAAATGATGAAATACTTACGACCGTCTACTTTGTTTAACCGAGTGAATTTTGAAAACTATCTCAATGAACCAACAAAGACTATTAATACCGACGACGAGTCCCAGCCGAAATGGGAAAAAAAGGAAATAATAAAACTGACACCCGAACAGGTAGCACGGGATAAAGTACGGCTAAAAGAATTGGCTAATCAAGTTAAGCGTATAGGTAATATGCCGGGAACGGCGAAAGGAGGAATAAAATGATAACCGATAACTATATCAAGATCAAGATGTGCGAGCAGGCGGAGGAGATACAGGAAGTATGGCGTAATCCATTTAGAAATAAGTTTGGGGATTTATATTGGAGAGGCAATAAATATTTAATGATACCTGAGGCTTGCATTTTGAATACCGACTCACATTTTATCCCAGAAGAAGAAGTTTGGTTACCCACACAAGAGCAGTTGCAGGAGATGGTATTGCCAATATTTCTTAAAAGATATTCCACAACACATGCATTAAGAAATGACTCTTCATTTATTTATCGAATGATTATAGAAAAATTTCAGAGATGGATAAATAGAAGCTCTCCGTCTTTTGATGAATATATGGCAATGTTTAACAGCATGAACGAACTTTGGCTTGCCTTTGTGATGCACGAAAAATACAACAAAATCTGGACTGGCGAAAAGTGGGTGAAAGCCGATGACTAACCTATACCGTGTCAAGCGCATGCTTATCATCATCCTAATCATCATGGTGATTATCAGTTTCGTAGCCGTAATCAACCTCACCAGTCGAATTGAGGAATTGATTAAGGCACAGGATATATTAATTGAGTATATAGGAGGGAGAAGATGAATAGCGATAATTTTACAATGGAATTGTTATGTTGTGAATCTACAATACTAAACGAAATCAGTCATAAAGAATGTAAGCGAAAACATATTGCCTTAACTTACTATTTTTGTATGGCATCTTCGGAAGAAGTAGATTGGGGAAAAATAAATAAGGCAATAATAGAAAGGTGGAGTCACAGCGGTCTGAATTATATTAAGACCGAAGCATGGAAGTGGCACGAGAAGAAAATTAGACAACAGGAACTGAAATCCCTGCTCAACAACTGTGCGGATGATGACGAGGCGATACTGCTGAAGCGGGAGTTAGAGGGGTTGGAGGAGGTGAAAAGATGAGAGCAAAAATAATATTACACATTGAAGGAGATAAAGAAGCTATAGAAAATATTTACTTTGAAATTACTCATGGCAATAGTATGAAAGCTGCCTATTCGGAATATAAAAATCATAAAATGATAGAAACAAAAGCTGAAGTTTATAAAATGGAATTAGAGGAGGTGAAAGGCGATGGAATTTAAGAAAGTTTATATAGATGGTAATCAATATGTATATAGTTCCAACCCTACCAAAAAACTAAATAGGCGATGGCAGGTAGTGGATAATTTTAATATCAAAAGGGAGGTGAAAAAAGTGAAGGTTAAAGAAGCGATAGAGTTTTTAGAGATTGAAATTAAATCTCTTGAAGTAGAAATTGAAGATTGCTGTCCAGATGATGATCTCGATATACAAGTAATCGAAGCCAACAAAGAGGCAATTATAAAGAATAGGCAAATCATCTCCCTACTCCAACAGGGCGAGGCGTATCGGCAGATGTGGGAGCATATAAGTGTTATTTACAAAGGTCATGGCGTGGAGAGTGATATAAAAGCTCTTGAGCAAAAATACTTAAAGGAGGCGAAGCAAGACGAAGGTTAAAGCTAAAGTATTAAAATATATGTTAAGCGAGAATGAGATTAAGAAGCAAGTGAAGGACTACCTTAATGCTACCGGTTGGTTTAATTTCCACGTCTTGCAAGGCATGGGGGCGTATAAAGGTATTCCTGACATCATTGCTATCAAGAATAATAGAGTGTTATTTTTGGAAATTAAAAGGCCAGGAGGAAAGCAAAGCGAACACCAACGGCAATTCCAGATATTCATTGAGGGGCATGGCGGGGAATACTGCATTATTAAGTGTTTAGATGATTTGATTAAAATAATATTATAGAGGGGAGGTGAACTCATGAGCCATTGGCAGTTAGAATTTTCGTTGGGGGTTAATATCATGGTCACCTTAAATATTCCTGAACAGACTGCCAGGAACTTGCTTGAATACATCAATGATTTTTTAGACCATACCAGCAATACCAAACATCTGCACGAGGCAATGGAAGACAAGATGAGGGTTAAGCGGGCAATCGGCAGGGCTGAGGGGATACCGAGAAGTATGATGAATGATTTTAGACTGAACGATATGGTGAAGTAATGAAGAAAAAGCCGGGGGCAGATTAGATTAGTTTGCCCCCCATTAAAACAAAGGAGGTTATTTTGCCTGCCATCCGTACACTTGACAACATTTTCGCTATAATTAGAATAGAGGAATATAGATGGCAAGAAATAAAATTGTGATTGAAAACTACGGTTTAAGCCCACCAGAAAACTCCATACCATTTTGGGAAGATAATAATGCTTTTGACGAAGATAAAATTGTCTTTCAAACAGACTTCAAAACAAGCCTTCAAAAACTAACCTCAACTGAAAGAGAAATTATTCAGTTATGTAGTCAAGGCTATTCAGTACGAGAGATAGCTTCGATTATAGATATCCCCACCATGACAGTCCAGGGCATTAAAGAAAGAGCAATCAGTAAATTAAAGGAAATGATGAATGGAAAAGATAGTATTCACAGCATCTTTGCCTGATATCCTGTCAGCCATAAACATTGCAGGGGTAGACGGCAACAGCAGGATTAAGCTGGATATACCGGCAAGCGATGTGGCGGCAGTGGTACAGCTGATAATGATGAAGGGGCAAAGTTTTAAGGTAACGATAGAGAATGGTGATTAAAAATGACCGATAATAACGTAGAAAATCGTGGAAAAAATTTTAAAGAAAATGGGAAATTTGCATTAGGTAATACTATCTCTAAAAATAAAAAGAGGAATCGAACCCAAACCGATAAATTATTAGCTGCTTTAAAAAAAGCAGGGAAGAAACAAAATAAAGATTTTTGGGACGTAGTGGCAACTAAAGCCTTTGTGGATAAGGAAATTATGAAAGCGATCATTAATAAACTTGTTCCTAACCTCACCGAACTTACCGGTGCAGACGGATCACCGCTAAATATCACGCTAAATGAGGTTATTTATCAAAAAGACGAAGAAAAGTCTTCTCAGGATTGATTGTGACGCACGCAAAATAAGGGGTGCTTATGATTATACCTATTTTTAGGGGGAATATATGAACCTTGACATACCCATCCCATACCACTTCAAAGAATATGATTACGAAATACCCATTATAAAAGCCTTCTATGCCAGAAAAGAAATATGGATGAATATACACAGGCGAGGCGGAAAGGATTTACTATGTTTTTGCCGATTCCTCCTCCCTTCTGCTTTTAAAAGACCAGGCACATATCCTTATATTTGGCCTACACTAAAGCAAGGCAGGGATGCAATCTGGGAAGGTAAAGATGAAGATGGACGGGATATATTAGATTATTATGTTCCACATGAAATGATAATCAAACCGGATAACGCAGATATGAAGCTAACTGTCAGGGCTATCGGTGGTACTTCACAAATACAGATATTTGGTACTAATGGCGGGCAATATGAAGCCTTACGAGGAAAACCAGCTAACGATGCAGTATTTGCAGAATATGCCAGGCAAGACCCACGAGGCGCAGAGGTTGTATCTCCGATGCTTTTAAAAACGGATGGCCGGGCGGTATATAATTCTACACCTAATGGGAATAACCATTTTAAAAGCGGATACTATATGGCAAAGAATAATCCCGATTGCTATGCGATAACAGCGACCGTTGAAGATACCTATGATCATCAAGGTAAAAGACTTGTAACCGAAGCGGATATACAAAAGGAACGTGACAAAGGCAAAACGGAAGACTATATCAACCAGGAATATTACTGCTCTTTCAACCAAGGGATAGAGGGAACTTATTTAGGGAAACAACTTCAAATTGCCAGCAACGAAGGAAGAATCGGAAGTTTTCAATGTGATGAGACCTTCCCGGTTTATACAGCGTGGGATTTAGGTGTTGGCGATTTCATGGCAATCATATTTTATCAGTTAATCGGCAATAAGGTTGTTATTGTTGATTATCACGAAGCGACAGGATATTCCTTTGTCTATTATGCCAAAATAATGAAGGAAAAAGATTATTATTATGACAGCCACTATGCACCCTTTGACATCAAAAATAGAGAAATGGGGGCCGGGAGCAATAAAGAATTAAGAGCCTTATCAAGATTAGATAAGGCGGAAGAAGTGGGAATTACCTTCGAGCCTGTACCAAAGGCAAGTTTTGAAAACAGCGTAGACAATGCCAGGGCAATAATGAGCCGATGTTATTTCAATATTGACAATAAAGATGTTAGAAAGCTAATTACCCATCTTGAACAATGGGGGAGAACCTGGAATGACCAAATTCAAGATTATACCGATTGGGAAGCAAAAAATGTACATAAGCACGCAGGGGCAGCCTTTCGCTACATGGCAACCGTAGTAACAGAGGAAACGCACACGGCAGACTATGATGATAGTTACGATGAAGACTACAAGGCGAAATGCTCGCCGTATGTAGGATTATAAGAAAGGAGGAAACGATGGTAATTACATCATTTTTAGAAACTTTAGAGAAATATTCTTATAGTATTAATTTTAGCGAACATGGTCAATATATTGATATAGAGATAAAATTAAATTGTAAATTTAAAAAGAATAGAGAAAAAGAATCTACAGATATACCCAAAGAAGAAATTATAAGTTTTCTGAAACCTATAATTAAGAAGCGTATTAGAAAACATTTAAAGCGTTGGTATAAAGGTATATAAAAAAACAAGAGAAGAGTTAAGGGGTGAAAGAGATGAGTCATATTGAACGAAGAAACTGTCATAAAGAAAAAGGGCGAGGTTCTAAAGGAATTTGTATTAAAGAAATATAAAATAGGTATTGATTTCTGGCAGCCCTTTCGTGATAACTGGGCGGAGATAAAGAAAGAGTATGTTGGCGTGCTGAACGAAGCCAAAGAGGACTGGCAGGGCAATGTTATCGTTCCTACCTTAAAGAAGGTAGTCCGCAACCTTGTATCACTCTATCTCTCTATGTTGTTATCGAAGGGTGCGGAATCGTTCGACCTGGGGCCGGGTGAAGAATCGGACAAGAAGAACGCCGAGAACCTGCGCTTAAAGGTAGTCTATGACCTTAACACGCTTGATATCGAAAGAAAGATGATCCCCGTTATACAGGACTTCGTCAGGTATGGCTATGCTGTTGCCTATGTCCCCTGGAAGCACACCGTAGAGAAGATGAGGACAGGCAAGACAGCGGTTAAAGATGTAGTTACCTTTGACGGACCCGATTTAGGTTGCGTGAACTTGCAGACCTTTATTTCTGACCCTAACTGCAAAGACTTATCTTCATGGAAGATATACGAAAAAGATGACGTACCTATCCTCTATCTCAAGCAAAAAGAGAAAGAGAAGGTTTTTTTTAACGTTGACGCACTACAAGAGACCGTTGGACCAAATGTAGATGTGGTAGATACTCTGGAATATCACGGCCTTGTCCCCAAGCGTCTTATCGAAGGCGATGTAGATGACCCTGACGAACCCAACCCCTTTAAAGATGAATACGTACAGGCTATTATCGTTTTAGCTCACGAAGATACAGTTATCAGGGCTTGTGCCTATCCTTATTGGTGCAATAATATATTTGTTCCCTTTGTAAATGACTCCGATGTAGATGAATTAGTCGGTATGGGTAGCGGTGATGATATCAAGGCACTCGCACCTATGCTCACCAACCTTTATAACAAATTAACCGATTTAGTAAATATCGTAACTAATCCTGCTTATGAAATGGTAGTCAGCCGTTATTTAGGCAGGGCAAAGACTATCTTAATGAGACCGGGAAGAGTTTTACCGGTTAAGGAACTTAATACTATAAGAGAGATTAGCACTACTGCACAGGCCTCAACCATACAATTAATACCGCAGCTTATCAGCATGATCAACGGAATCATAGAAGAGATAACAGGCTCAACCCCGTCTATTGTACCCACAGGGGATAAGAAGGATGTCCATGATACTGCCAGAGGACTGGCCATGATGACCGAAAAGTCCATGCAGCCGATTAATACCAAGGTTAAGTTTTATATCGAGCCTGCCTTCAGAAAGATATTAGGGATTATCTACAGGCACAATATACAGTACTTCAAGCGTGAAAATGCTGTCAGGATATTAGGCGAAAAGAAGGCAAGCGAATTTAATTTAGATTACTTGAGTAAAAAAGACATTATGATGAAGGGCAACCCTGACTTCATTCCTACGGGCATATCAGGGTTCATGGAAAAGAGAGTAGAGATACAGAACTTATTAGACTTTATGAAGATAGGTGCTACCACCATGATACCTGCCACCCAGAAAGATTTAT